TAAATTCATTATATATTATATATTATATATTTTTATAAAATGTTACAAATTTTATAAAAGATAATTATTTTTAATAAAAATATATAATATATAATGAATATTAAAAAATTGTTTAGTTATACATTAGTGTTATCTATATATATTCAGTTAATAACATTAATAATAGGTTTATTTATATCACATAAAAATATACCACGCGAATATGTGTTAATAAAGGAGTTGTTTTTCTTAGAAGTATTTGTTCAAATAATTGAAGGGGCTTTTTATATTTGGTTAGCTTTAAATTTTAAAAAAGTTGTAAATATCACAGCTGCAAGATATATGGATTGGGTAATTACTACACCAACTATGCTTATAACATTGATTTCATATTTAATATTTTTACAAGCAAAGGTTACACGTCAAACGCATACTCTAACACTAACGTCAATATTTAAAAATAATTATAAAACGCTTATTCCAATATTGTGTTTAAATTGGCTAATGCTCTTATTTGGGTATCTTGGCGAAATAAAGGTTATTTCAATATTTTACAGTGTAATGCTGGGTTTTATACCATTTTTAATTTATTATATTATGATTTATTCTAATTTTGTAGTACATAATAGTACAGGATTTAATATATTTATATATTTTTTCTTTTTCTGGTCGCTATACGGCGTAGCGGCATTATTACCATATTATACAAAAAATATATTATATAATGTATTGGATCTATTTGCTAAAAATTTCTTCGGAATATTTTTGGTATATATTATTTATACAAATAATTATTAGTAATGCTGCTTACTCCACCTTGAATAAATTCTTTTGTTTTGGTTTGAAAATATTGCTCAAATGACCCAATTATTGTAGTTGATAATAATAAAAATATACCGGATGAAAATACTAAATGCCTATCAAATTCGCCAAATTGGTGGTCCTTATATGTGAAAGGGTTGTAAGTTATAACCAGCAATACCCCTATATATATTTGCAAAAAAGCTTTCAAAAACTGCAAATATTGCGGTGCAAAGCCACCTATTCCTAATAACACAATAATATATAATATAAAACTTATGTTTATTGAATATAAAAATAATAATTCGCTAAATTTTTTAATCTTATACATATTACTAATAATACAAAATATTAATATTTTTTACCAAACTTTTTTCATGAATTTTTTAATAAAAAAATATGGAAAAATATGGAAAAATATGGAAAAATATGGAAAAATACTAGTACTCCACATCCTTACCTTACATGGTAACAAATTTTCAAAAATAAAAACAAAAAGCGCAGCGAAAGTTTAAAGGTAAAAATCTCTCTTTTTTCCAAAATATATTTCAAGAATTTTTTAGGATTTGGACATTTATAAATGTCCATTTTTACTTTATACAACCCTTTATAGATTTTTTTGTTGAAAAACATGGTTTTTTCAGGTTTTGCATCATTATGTATTAATAAATTTTATTTTAGGCATTTAAAACATGAGACCATAAATATTTTTGGCCCATTTTTTGAAATTGTGCGCTTTTTTTATAAGTATTAAATACTTATAAAATACTTATAAAATACTTATAAAAAAAGCGCAAAAACGCGCCACTTTTTGGCGACACGAAAAAACCTTACCATGTAAGCAGCCAAATAATTTTTTATTTGCAAAACGACGAGACCATATTTTTCAATACTTATAAAAGCGCTTTTTTGCGCGAAAAGGATTTAAGGATTTTTTTATATATAGTATAATATACTATAATATAGTTAGTAAATGACCCATAATAAGGATATAGTTAAGGATGATAAAAATAAATATTTGTATAAATGTAATTTTTGCGATTATAATACTTTTAAAAAGGGAGATTATGGGAGACACATACAAACAGACAAACATAAAAATAATGAATTGGCTGTAAATAGCACCGAAAAATTGTCTACTACATCTTCTACATCTAATAAAAGTTATATTTGCGAATGTGGCAAAAGTTATAAACATAACCAAAGCTTATATAATCATAAAAAAAAATGCACAATTATTAATAATATGGGTCATGTCCAAAGTCAAGATCATGATCAAGACCTAAATGATCAAGACATAAATAAAGACAATATTAGCCATAACATGATATTAAAGCTATTTACCGAAAACAATGATATTAAAAATTTACTATTAATTCAACAACAGCAAATAATGGAACAACAGAAACAATTAGGAGAACAACAAAAACAATTAATAGAATTTGTCCCTAAAATAGGTAATATTACAAACAACAATACACTTATTAAACAAAATTTTAATATTAATGTATTTTTAAATGAGCGATGTAAGAATGCCATAAACATGAATGATTTTATAAAACAAATAAAATTAACATTAGAAGATTTAGATTTAACAAAAAATAAAGGTTTAGAAACCGGACTAAGTAACGCAATTATACAAACAATAAATAAATTATCCCTTTTTGAGAGACCGCTACACTGTACCGATCCAAAACGCGAAACATTATACATAAAAGATAACGACTTATGGGAAAAAGATAGCGATAAGACAAAAATAAAAGGGGCTTTGCATAATTTAAATAAAGCACATTTTAAACTAATTCAAGATTGGATTGCCAAAAACCCCGACTTTAAAGAAAATGACGCAAAGCAAGATTATTTTGCTTATTTATTAAAAACATGCTCTGTTAATTTAAAAACAATTGATGATAAAATAATTAAGAAAATTTGTCTTTGTAATAATTTAAAGACCAATTTAAAAGAATTTGAAAATATTAATTATGATTAATTATGATTAAAATTTCAAATAATAATATACGCTTATATTAGTTTAATATAATATGAGTGATGCGCCTAACCTACAAGCACCCAACATACAAGCACAAGGAAGTAATAGAAAAGCCGCAATGGATGCAAAAGCTACTATGAAGGATGAAATGTTTAATAATCTAAATTTACTAAAACGATTTACTCTAGCAATAGCGGGGGTATTAAGAAAGATATATATGTCCACAAAATGGATTATGGATCTTTTTATTACATTTAAAGCTAAGCTTTTTGAAATGCTAGGAAATGTTTCTGGAAAATTTAAATCAAATGACAATAAAGTAACTTATAATACGCCTTTACACTCAACAAATGTAATTCCTGGTATATTAACTGGTCTAATTGTAATATTTTTAATAATTTTTTTAACATGGGTAAGTATACAAGCATTTTTTAAATGGATATCATTCGGTTATATTGAGTTACCAGATTTACCGATTTCGTTTGACAAAAAAGTAACACAAATGGTATATTCTATATTTTTTGTAATTACAAGTATTTATTTAATATTTTATTTATTGATTGATTATTTACCCAGAATTAAAGACGAATTAGATGTTATTCAAATATTTAAACAACTAATAGGATCCTTATATATATTATGGCCTATTGCGGTAATAGTAATGGGTTCTGCAATTGCAAAAGCATTTTATAAAATGGCGTGTGGTCATAATAACCCTAATTTACTAAATTTTGCCAAAATAGTGGAGTCGTCACTATTATTTGTATTAGGTATATGTGTATTAATTATGGTTATATTACTAATACGTCCTATTAAATGGATATTACTCAAAATACCCGGTTTATGTAATATTATTGAAAAACTTAAGAGCTATACTGCAATATTAATCAAGTTTATTGTTATTTATATATTATTGAGATTAATAACATTAATTGTTGAAGATATTGCTTCAAATAAGTTAATATTTTTTATTAGTATATTGAATAAAAAGATTGAACCTCCGCCTGTAGATTGTAATGCTGCCGAAAAAAAATCTGAAAATCAAACAAAAACGAACGCCTTCATGGAAAAAGCATATAACTATATATCAGGGATCATAGTATGTTTATTACTAATATTTATTATAGTTCTTCAAGTTCCACATCCATTTATGGCTATAACTAAGAAAATAGATTTTAATATCGGTCTAGTACTAAAAAACTTAACTGTTAGAACTACTAATCTAATAAGTGCAAATAATAGCGCATCAGAAAAATGTATTGGGTTTGGATCGGATAATAAAACAGGAAATAAAACAGGAATGTTTTCAAACATGAAGTCTAAATTTTCCGGAATAATGGGGGATAAAGCTGGTATGGCAGGTAATATGACAGGAAAGTTTTTAGACATGAAGTCTACAGCGGCAGGAATAATGGAGGATAAGATCTCTAATATGCCCGATATGGGCCAAAATAGCGGCCAAAATAGCGGCCAGAATAGCGGCCAAAATAGCGGCCAAAATAGCGGCCAAAATAGCGGCCAAAATAGCGGCCAAAATAGCGGCCAAAATATGGGCAATCAACTACAAGGAGCTATGTCTTCTTTCATGAACAATCAAAGTCCAGAAAATCAAAAGTTTGCTAATATGGCTTCTAATGGTATTACAAGTATGCTAAATACGTATGGACAAGAATCCAAACAACCATTCGGAGAAGTAAGAAAACAAATAGGCACAAGTATTGGTTAAGCTTTAAATAATAAATTTAGCAATACTCCACTCCAACAATTAGGCACAGGATTAAACAAAGGATTAAGCAAAAAATTAAACGATGTTACACAAAAATATGAAGCTAGTATTAATAAATTAGGATTAGGATCCGTTATGAAAGCAGCAAAAACACCAATAGCAACTGCAACACCAATATTAACACCAGCACCTTCAGCACCCTCAAAAAAATAAATAACATTATTTAATTCTAAAATTTTTATAATGTATTAAAGTAAAAATTTTAGAATTAAAACGATGATCCAAATGAACCTCCTAAAGCACCGTTGGCAGCCATAGGTTCCATTGTTTCCATAAATGCGTTTTGCATAGCTTGACCTTGGTAATTAGTTCCTCCATTCATCATATTAGGGAGTGTATCAATCATAGAAATATTATTTTGAGCAGGCAATTGATTAGCCCGAGGAGCAATTAAAGTATTGTCTAGTGTGTCCGCTCTGCTAACTTGATGAATTCCAGGTGTAGCAATACCCTGATTTATTTTTGCATTTCCATGATTACTTGCACCGACAAGCGGACTTTTACCATTCCATAATTCCGTTACTCTACTATATAGAATATTGATTTTTGCTCCTAATTTTGTTTGCATAGTTATAATTAATATCAATGTAGGAATAATGAAACTTATTTCATTAAATTTGGAATAAGGCACCTTACTGTATGTAGGAAAATAGCGGGTAATCTTATCGATAAAAAATATTGCTATAAACAATATACCTAATTGAAGTATTATTTCAAATAATAATTCTAAATTATCCTTTTTATCATTGTCTTCGGGAATATATTCTTTCACAAATTTTAATAATACTATAACGGGAATTAGAGAGAAAATAAGATATTGTAACATATTAAATAAAACAGCTTTGTTATCACTATCAAAGTTAAAAACATAATAGAAGAAACCGGATGGACTAAGTCTATTACTGCTTCCACCAGTCATTAACATTTGATTATCCATAGTCTCCATAAATATTATTATATATATAATTTAAAAAAAATAATATTATTTCTAAATAATGTTATTTCTAAATAACATAAAACTATTAAATAAATAATATAAATAAGATAAATAAGATAAATAAGATAAATAAGATAATATGTTATTTATTTAAATTTAAATAAATAATTGCAATAAATAACATAATATTTATTATGACCTGTTATAATTATAAAATAATAAACAATACTACAAAACCAATTCTTAGCAATATTGATGTTGTTCTTATATTAGCAATGGAAGACGACAACAGATTTAATGAAGACCCTTTTCTATTAAATCTTGCCAAAAAAACAATAATTCAATATAATAAAGGATTTAAAAAGAGTAATAAACCTTCAATAATTAATAATCCAAAAAACGACATTGTCCATGCTTATTATACAGCTTTTAACTACTTAAAAGAATACAATAATGTAATTATTTTAGAAGATGATGCTCAAGTTATAAATAAAGATCTGTTAATTTATGAAAAAATCGATGAATTTATTAATACAACAAATTTCAATATTTTTACGTTTGGTTCATTTGGACTATTTTCAAAATATAATGATGATTTTTTAAAGTTAGATCATAATTTTTTCGGTGCAGCTCAAGCAATAATATATTCACATGATGCAAGAAGTAAGTTAATAGAAGACATTAGCTTATCTAATTTTAATAAAGGACATATAGATATTACATATATAGGAAACTTACCAAACAAATTCACTTATAAAAATCCACTTATTATTCAATTGTTTCCTAAAACAAATAATAAAAATTCATGGTTTGCTAATGTTTTTATTTTAACTATTACTAATTTTTTAATAACATTATTTAGATTAGATAATAGCGTAGATAGTTGGTTTTTATATTATGTTATATTTACAAATTATATATTAATATTAAAAATTTTATTATTGTTAATAATAATAATAATAACAATTAGCACGTTTTATTTTCACATATAATATAGTTAACTTAGTTTATTTAGTTTAAACTTATATTGTTTAATATATTAAATATATTAAATATATTATATTAACTTTTTAAATGGAAACCATTATAGAAACTGTTATAGAAGATATAGTAGAAAGTGCAATAAAACAAAGTAATGAAGAAAAAGAAGAAAAAGAAGCAAAAGAAGAAAAAGAAGAAAAAGAAGAAAAAGAAGAAAAAGAAGAAAAAGAAGAAAAAGAAGCAAAAGAAACAAAAGAAGCAAAAGAAGCAAAAGAAGCAAAAGAAGCAAAAGAAGCAAAAGAAGCAAAAGAAGAAAATAAAATCTATTCATATATTCAATTAATTATAGAAGCTCACAAATTGTTATGTATTCAAGTAGTTACTATATTTATCATATCATTATTATATATAAATTGTTACGATGATAATATTTATGATTTTATAATATATTTTTGTTTTGGGTTAGTTATATCAATATTATTTGTCGCATCATTAGTACTCATAAAAAAATTCAATATAATATCCAAGGAACAACACTATAAAAAATATTCCCCTTACGTATTATATATTTTTAAGAAATATATAAATTTTAGTGGAGAACATATAGCTTTTATTTATGCATTAGTAAGTTGTGTTATTCATTTATTATTTTCAATAATGGCATTATTGTATGTTAAAAAATATATAAAAACTTCCAAAAAATCCAATTATGCTTTATTAATTTCGGTTATGTTATTTTTGGTTTATACATATATTAATATATATGTTAATGATATTTTTAAGGTATATGGCCACTCATTAGAATTAACACGTAATGAATATAATATATCTCTCTTTTCTATGACTTTAACATATAGTGGATTACTTTATTACTTTGAAACTATAAAAAATGAAAAGGCCGAATTGATAAGTAAAATAATAAATTAATAAAATAATAAATTAATAAAATAATAAAATAATAAAATAATAAAATAATAAAATAATAAAATAATAAAATAATAAAATAATAAAATAATAAAACAATATTAT